TATCAGATGATCCGACAGCAATGGACAAAGTCAAATTGTTTTTTGACATGTTCTCACAGCTCCCGTCATGGTTCACCAACTTGTGGATCCTTGTCGTGGCGTCAATATATGGTATAAAGGGGACACAAATATTTAGGAACGGAGGAAAAAAATAATGCCTAATAGAAGATATAACAAACAAGTTGCTAATCAGATGAAAGCTGGTGGCAGAGTAAAAAAAATGGGTGGCGGAATGTCAACTGCAAGAAAAGATATGAGATCAGGTTACTACAAAGATGACATGGGTATGAAAGGTGGCAAGATGTACAAAGAAGGTGGTAAAGTTGGTAAGAAAAAACAAGGTTACAAAGCTAGAAAAGATGAGTCTATCGCTATGAGAATCAAAAAGAAAAGAACTAAGAAGCAATTAAAAGCTTCTAGAGATGAGTCTTATGGTAAGTTTGGATCTAAAGCTAAAAAATCTGGAAAGATCAACAGGTAGTTTATGAACACTAGAAGAATGAACAGACTTGAAGAGCTTGGCAGAGTTGATGCTGAAAAAGCTTTTACTAAAAAAGGCGCAAGAAATCTTAAAGATGAAAAGAAAAGAATCGTAAGAGAACTTAAGCAAACTGGTGGTAAAGTTAAAATGCCAAAAGATCCTAATAAGGAAAGACCTAAAACTTTAAGAGATTTACAACCAGTTAAGCCTTCTCAAAAAGGTTTAAGAAAACTTCCAAAAAAAGTTAGAAACAAAATGGGCTACATGAAAAAAGGTGGCAGAGTTGGAATGGGTAAAGCTATGAGAGGTGGAGGCTGCGTTAGATAATGCCTCTTACCCCAAAAGGTAAAAAAATCATGAAGTCTATGAAAAAGACTTATGGTAAGAAAAAAGCAGAACAAGTTTTTTATGCATCTAAGAACAAAGGTAAAATAAAAAACGTAGATAAGAAAAAGAAAAAATAATGGCTGGAAAAGGTTTATACGCAAACATTCATGCTAAAAGAAGACGAGGCGGAAAGATGCGAAAGAAAGGTGCAAAAGGTGCACCAACCGCAGCTAACTTTGCGAGAGCAAAACAAACAGCGAGGAAAAAATAATGCCACTACCACTAGGAGCAGCAGCTGCTGGAGCAGCAATAAGAGGAATCGGTAAAGCATTTTTAAAAAATGCAGTTAAGCGTGTTAGAAAAACTCCTAACAAAAAATTTAAAACTTCTTCTGTAAAAGGAAAAACTGCTAAAAAAAATTACGTTAGTGCATTAAGAAAATATGATAAAGCTGATGAAAAAATGCAAATTAGAAGATATGAAGGTTTAAGAAAATATACTGATAATAAAGGAAACATTATAAAACAAAAAACAAGGAAATAATAATGGCAGGAATATTTGGAATAGCAGTAAGAGGTCTTGGCATGTTAGGAAAAAAACTTGGCAAGAAAAAAATTAATAGAGGTGAAGGTGCTATTAAATCTGTAAAGCCAGGAAAAAATCTTGCTAGAAAAAGAAAAACTCAAGATGAAGGAATAAAATCTAGAGATAAAATAATGAGTGACTATAAATTAAATGAACAGGGTAGATTGAATGTAAGAACAAAAGGCAATCAACCCAAAATTAACAAAAGAATGTCAGAGATATTCGATAGGTAATAATATGGCTAAACTATGTCCAAAAGGTAAAGCTGCCGCAAAAAGAAAATTTAAAGTATATCCGTCCGCATACGCGAACATGTACGCATCAGCAGTATGTTCAGGTAAAGTTACACCAGGCGGTAAAAAAAATAAAAAAAGAAAAAAAATGCGTGAAGGTGGAATGGTCATTGAAGACATGACTACAATGATAGAGGTCTAATGGCCGAAAAAGGATTAAGATCATGGGTGAAGGAAAATTGGGTCGATATTGCGAACAAGCGAAAAGATGGCTCATACCCGAAGTGTGGTCGAAGTGGTGGAGAAAAAAGAA